AATTGAGATGGTGTACCATATACCTGGCCAGAATCAGCTGGATCATTACCTTCTTCTTCAATTTGATTTAATCTAAACTTACGTTTCTTGTCTTCAATAATTAAATCACGGTATTCATCATATTGATCTTCACTGAAGTGGAATAAGTTATCATAGATCCAATCAGTTGGTAGTAAACTATTTTCCATGATTTGAGAAGCTAAGTCAACTTTTTCTTTCATTAAGTTAACACGTTCTTGATCATAAATGATTGATGGTGTAGTTAATGATAATTCAAAATTGGTTAATGATTCACCATCATATCCTTGAGTATATAAGTGTACTAACGCGATTTTAGTTAATTCTGATAGTAATATACGTTGGATACGTTCAACTGTACGAGCAAATCTAATATCTTCAGCGGCTAATGTAGCTTTACCAGTTAAGTCTTTTTCATAACCCATAAATGCTTTAGGTATCTTAAGAGCAGCGAATAATTTATCTCTTAAGTAAGCAACGTCTTCAATACCATTGTATTCTAAACCTTTAGCTGTATCAATACGAGTTGATTGGTCATTTCCTCTTACAGGTATGTAAAAGTCTTCCATCATGTTCATCATATTGTACTTAAGGTTATATTGGCCTGTTTGTGGGTCAATATAAGGTACTTTTTTAAGTTTTTGTACTGTTTTCTGCATAAATGCTTCTACCTCATTTGGAGGAATAGCACCTACATTCATATAGAAAATACGTTTTTCAGGAGCGCGAACAATTCTATGAATCAACATCGCATCTTCCATTAAAACCATTTGTTTAAATATCTTACGGCCTGGCTCTAAGTAACTTCTACCATAAGGTAAATAGTTAACATCACTTATTAGTCTAAAGTGAGCCATTTCATAGTTTTCAAAGTAAATATCTGATGTAGCGGTACCTAAAGCGTATTGCGTTTGTGGTGTTGTGATACCAGATACACTTGTTGGGTCATATTTAAATCTTACATAAGTAGGATTTTTAATGTCTGTACCTTCCTCACGTATAATTGAATAAGCTGAGAATGGTATTACATTATACACACCAAATTTTTCAGCTATTTCTAATTTAAGATAAAAATCACCATACTTACACATGTTACGAGACCAACTCCATAAGTTGAATTCGATATTTAACACATCATAGAATAGGTTATATAATATCTTTTGAATATTTTCATCTGCTGAACGAATATGGAGCATTTCTCCATGTTCATTTTTCAAGGTACACTCATCAGCTATAATATCAAGCGCTGAAGCTACAATAGCATCAGTATCCATTGCTTCATAATCTGTATAGAGTTGTACTCTTAGTGTTTGGTAGTTGTAAACGTTGTTTACATTATATATACCAGCACCAGATGTGGTATAAATTTTAGTAAATCGATCTACAAGTGCATTAGTCTGTAAAGTACCTAATGATTGTATACGATCTGTATCAATTACTCTCAATTCATCGCCACCAACATTGCGAATAACAACGTCTGAAGAGAATAACCGTTTTAAATTGTCAAATAATCCCATAATATATTGATATGTTATAAATATTTATTTATACTAACCAGCTGATGTCTTCCATACCACCTCTGCCATCATCCATTTTCCAAGGATTATCAGTAGTTGGACTATGTGGTGAATAAAAGCTACTTGCTCCGGTATTATACGAAATTCTTCCTATACCTCCAAGTGAAGCACGAGTTAAATCCATACCTGTTTGAGAGAATTTTAAAGCAGTGTCACGTAGAAACATACCAATACCAAAAGCCATTATAAGATCATCATTATAACCATCATTGGCTTGAGCTTTACCATGTTTCCAAACAAATGTTCTTAATTCTTCTAATAGTCGACGAGATTGAATAACACAAGCTCTATCACGCATATATGCTTCTAATTTTGAAACAACAAGTGGTCTTGTTTTAGTAGAGTTAGTGAAACCAGGTACTAAGTTATTATCATTTCTGTTTAAAAAATTATCCATTGTGATATTAGCAGTATCTGATTTAGATGAGTAATACACATTTTGGTATCCTCTATCTAGTACTGTCTGTATTGTATCCCAACCAATGTTAGCATTTTCAATTACTAGCAAAGCGTTATTCCATTCAGTAGCTATTGATACTAATAAGTGACCATAATCACGAGTACCAATTTGTCCTTTATATTCTTCTACTTGTTTAGCTTCATTTATATCAATTACATGACATGCTGAATAGTCTTTACCATCACCTCTAGCTACGTCAGCTACAACCATATATTGTTTTGTATAGTCTGGATATTCCCAACGCCATAAATTACCATCAAATCCACCTTTAGCTATAGGATCAGCTTGGTATGTTTGAATATACCAATTTAAAATATCAGGCTCAACTACTGTATCACCTGAAGTAGTAAAGTCACAGTCACATTCTTGAGCAGCATTTCTAACTCCTAAAATAGCATCTTGTTCATCTCTCCATCTTTGACTTCTTTCTGGATGTACAGTCCAAGGCAATTTAATAGATACAAATCCATTTTTACCTTCTTCACCTCCAATAAATGTTCTATGGAACCAGTTACCTGTACCAAACGGGGTTGAAATAGCAATACATTGTCCTCCTGTAGCTAGGGTTTGTTGAGCAGAAGCGAAAATCTCATCAATGCCTTCAATAAACGCAGCCTCATCTAGTAACAGTAATGACACGGCTTCAGATCTACCTGCGTCGCCTGTCGCACCAATTGCTTTGATTTGAGACCCGTTACTTAATTTTAGACTTAATTTATTATTTTCTATAGCTTTTAGTTGTAACCAACTTGGTAAATTATCATAAGCAAATTTTACTTTAGTAACCATGTTTTTAGCAGTTTCCTGCTTAGTAGCGATACAAAGTACGTTTTTATCTTTATTAAATAACATTAACCAAAGTGAATAAGCTGAAGATAAGGTAGATATACCTAACTGTCTTGACTTATTTACAACACTATATTTGTTCTTTTTAAATTGATGTAATACACCTTCTTGGAATGGATATAAATTAAATTGGATACGGCCACGTTGTGGGTGTTGAATCCAATAATATTTTCTCATAAAATAAACAGGATCAGTTGCGCATTTAATATACTCCTGTTTAATTATTTCTTTAATATTCTGTTGATCACTCATGTAACTGTTTATATATAAATATATAAAGAAAACCCGACCTTACGGGGTCGGGTTCAGAGCTATAATACTGAGACTATAGCGGGGCTTATTTTACTAACATTAAATATACTAAACCACCAGCAATTAAGCCAGCGCCTATTTTAGTAAATTTATTTTTTGCTTTTAACTTAGCGTTTTGCAATTGTAAATTATTATATTGAAACTTCCAATCTTTAATTTGTGTTTGTTGGTTTGCTACCATGTTCTTATAGGTATTTTCCTTAGAAACATACTTAGCTATAACACTATCTTTAACAGTAACTTTTTCTTCTAATGTAGCAATTGAACTGTCCTTTAATACTATAATTTGTTTAGCACCATCTAATTCTACTAAATCTTTAGCTACACTAACTAATACTGGTTGTGCTACTAATAATGGGTTACTAATTGTATCTTTTGGATAACGATTGTTGAGTGAAGTTACTAATTCAGGATCAGAGTAAGCATCAATACTATTTTTTTCTATTTCAATAATTTCTCTAATTTTAACTACTTTAGCTTTTTGGTGATCTACTTTATATTGTAATTCAACAGCTACTAAATCTAAAGAATCAATTTCAGCATCATCTTTAGCGATTTCTAGTTGCATACTGTCAACAGCATGTACTAAACTATCTTGTTTTGCTTTGAATTCTTCTGTTAAACCAATATTTGATACTTTATCAAATGCTAACCATAACAAAATTAAAATTAAAATAACAGGTAAAATATATTTTTTCATAAGTTTAAATTTCTTCTTCTCCATCTAATTCAATTGGCTCATCATCAATTCCTAATTTTTTAAGTTCATCTTCTTCACTACTTTTTCTCTTAGATCCGATAGCTGGAATTGAATCTTCACCTAATGCTTTTAGAATTTGTTTTAAGACGCCTTTAGTATTAGTAACACCAAATTTGTATTTATCTAGATCATTTAATACTTTAACATAAGCATTATAATCTTCTTCTTTTAATTCTTCTATTTTATCTACAAGTTGTTGAACTAAACTTGGTAAAGCTGCTTTAGCAGTTTCTTTAGATTTTAATTGAGCTGATTTAAAATCACCGCTTGACATATCTCCATCTTCAGCTTCCTTAACTACACGACCTGTTTTCATAGTTGATGTAGCGTATTGTTTAATAATTTTAGAAATTAAATCATCATTATCAACAAACCATTCACCAGCTCTCATATTTGAACCTGTAACTTTAGGAGCTTTAATTTTGGTTAATTCTTTTTCAGATGGTTCATCACTTGTATCATCAGTAGCTGTAGGTGCTTTTTTAGTTTTAAGCTTACTTTTACCAATAAATAAATCTTCAGCGTCATCAGCACCTCCAAAAAATGCACCTTCTTCATCTTCAGGAGCAGCAGCTTGTTTAGGTGTTGTTGTAGTTAACAACTGATTTCTAATATCAGGAGTGAAAGACCAGTTAACACCAGGAGCAGCATTTTTTTCAATGTCACTCTTAAGTAATTCAACTTCCATTGGTTTAGTACCTTGTTCTTTTGCTTGAGCTACAAAATAATTAACAACTTGTTGTTTTCTATCTAGTTTAAAACTTGATGGATTTTTAATTCTATCACTAACACCTGGAAAATCAGGATTTAGTTTGTATTTTTCTTTAGCAATACGAGCCATTTCCTTTACAGGAACTTTAATTTTAAGTTTTGACTCAGTTAAAAATTTTTTGTAGTCGAAATCTGCCATGATTTGTTTTTATTATAGTTATAAATATTTTAAAATATATTGTCTAATATAGTGTTTATACGATCTCCAGTAGAACCACTTAAAACTATCATCTTTTTAGGTGGATGTAGTGTAAGTAAACGCAAAATTTCTTGATTTACATTAGCTCTATATTCAAGATCTGTCTCTCTAACACCATTATCTTCCATATTAGTACCAACAGGATCAATATAAAATACAATATCATATTGGTCTTTTAATGTCATAGCTGTGTTAACTAATGACGATTTAAAACCACTATCTATTGATTTAGCCAACATTGTAAATGCTGATACGTCCCATATTGTGCGGTCTGTTATAATATCTTTATGAAGTAATTCACTAGCACGTTCAGCCAAGAATACTATCTGACCATTAACTGTTGAATCAGTGTTTAATGGAATACCTAAATCTTTTAAGTATTTACTACGTTCTGTAGCTATTTTATATTTTTTAAACAAGTCTAATTCAGCTAACGCTTTAACTAGCGTTGTTTTACCTACAGACATTGTTCCGCATAATCCTATTTTCATGTGTTCAATTTGGTATAAATATTAAATTAGAGACGTGTATCATATTTTGGATCTTTAGCTGGTGGTACACCATTTGAATCGCGTTTACGATCCATAAACTCATCCTTAGTGTATTGGATACCAAATAACCAATATTCTTTTTTTCCGTCTGGATGTATAACAGCTGGTTCTTCCCAATTATGTAATTTACCGTCTAAATAGTGAACGATTCTACCATCAACTGATTTCAATCGTTTAACACCTGTTATTTCTTTAGCCATATATTATTATTTTATTAAATATAATTAATTAGTTGAGGTTAAATCTACAAGATGACTGTGTTGAATTAATTTTTCAGCCACATAAATACCATGAGCTCCTGATACTGTAATACCACGAGCACTTAAAGCATCACCTACAAAGTATACATTTGGATAAGTTGTTAATGACAAGTTATGGTAATTAACTAATGGTTCAGGACTTAAATATTTCACTTCAGGAATATACATACCCCAGTCATCACCAAACTCAAATACTTTATTCATATCATCAATAAAGTTTAAAACATAATCAGCATATTCACCCATTGCTTCTTTAAATACTTTCAAATCATGGATTTGATATGCGTTTACAATTTCACCTTCTGATGTTTTAGAATTAACACGTTTAGTTGAATAATACAAACCAGTACCATTATGTTGTAATTGTTGTACTACATCCCTACTCCATTTAAATGGATCTTCAATACCTTTAATCTCCATTAAGATACCAAAGTTAGTCATTTGATTTTCAAATTCCTTACCTTTTTTAGCGTGACCATTGTAACTAATATCTCCATAAGTTTCTTCAACAGCCACATATGCAGCATTATTATTAGTACAAAATGAACGTAAACTAACGTTATTAAATTTTTGATATAATTTGAAATCATAAGATACATCAATTAATTTCTGAAAGTATTTTTGTGGTGCTTCGAATCGAACACCAATTTGTACTGATTTAGGTTCATTAGGTAGTTGATAATCATCAGCTAATTTTTGGGCAAAGTCAATACCTGATTTACCTACTGCAAATATTAATTCGTCTCCTGTTGTTCCATATACTGTATATTCTCCTCCTTTGCCTTGTTTACCTTCTACTAAAGTATAACCATGAGGATTTTTAAAATCAATATATGTAATTTCAGTATTCCATTCAAAACGAACACCTTTATCTAATAAATATTGATACCACGCTTTTGCAATTTCATGTAAGAAATTAGATCCAATATGCCATACAGGAAACATTCTCAAACCAAAGTATGGTTTAATAAATTCAGGTTCTTCCTGAGGATCAGACATAAATATTTCATCTGGTTTAGGATGGAAACGTCTAAAGTTACTAATAACTTGATCCATTAATTCCATTGCTTTTTCTTCACCACAATACTTAGCTAATTGACCACCAATAGCTGTATGATATGTTAATTTACCATCACTCCATCCACCAGCACCTAGCATACCTGTCATTACCTCTTCAGGTAAGCGATTGTATGGATCATTTCCTTTATCAATAATTGTGATTAATTTTCCTGGGTAGCCATTATCTACTAGTTTAGTAGCAGCGTTAATACCTGCTACTCCTGCTCCTACAATGATGATTTTCTTATCCATTCTGGTGTGTTATTTAATTTATTATAGTTTAATTTTTTAATACCTAATTTATCTAATATATAGAATGTTCTGTATGCTTCAATTGTGTCTTCTTTTTTATATTCATCAGGCATACATTGTGGTGGTGGTATAAATTCAGTCTCAGGAATCTTACCAACTAATAAAGATAAGTTATCTTTTACCCAAAGCAAAACTTTCTTTGTAGCATGTTCTTTACCATATCTAATAACGAACTCATCACATATCTCTAAACCATGTTCAAGTAACCACTTAACATGACTCATTGATTCACGAACCCATTTTGTTGATGGGTGATTGTAATGGGCTTTTTTATATGGGGCTTCTATACCATAATGATGAAATGTTGTACATAACATTTGAGCGGACTCAATTTGCATCTTACGAATGTGATCATCTACTAGCTGCTTAGCAGCTACTTTTGGATCAGGATGGATGTAAAATATATTCATAAGTTTAATATATGTTACTTACATAGGTCAAAATAGAAGGTGGCACACCTTTTGGGTGCGCCACAGCTGCATTAATATTGTTCGATGCGACAGGCTATGAATCTGTCTATATGTTTATTTTACTAATTCTTCTATATAGTTTATAATATCAGCTAATGTATCATCTTCATTAAGATTAAATTCTTTATCTTCAATACTTACTATACCGTCTTGTATGAATAAAGTTACATCATCTTTAGATTTATCTAAACTACTAATATCTATCATTGCTATATTTTCTTCAGGTATATTAGGACGAATATTAAATTTTATATTATTTAATTTTAATTCATCTTTTATATGGTTTAATGTACTTTCGGTATCCCAATATCCTTGTTCAGAACCCTGGTTTTCTTTAATAATACCAGCTAATTGCTGCATTCTTTTAATTTCGTTTAGTTGTGTTTTCATTTGTTTATATATTAATTTCATTTGTTTATATATTATGATACTTTAGCGAATATAGAAGAGAAGCTAGAACTTGATTTAGCATATCCAACTAATTCACTTATAAATTTATCTTTATTGTCACTACTTAATTTACCAAATTGGTTTAAGAATTCAACATTAAAATAATTACTTGTTCTAT